GAACTAAGCAGAATCCTTTGGGCTTGATAGTCCATTGGCAATTTCCTTGATCTTGTCTAGCGTTGCTGTGTCAGCCCCACCAGTCTTGGCCTCGCTGTATAGCAAGCGTAAACCATCAAGGTCATTGCCTAATTCTGTTGCCATTGCAAGCCAGTCTTTAGCAGTTGCAGATGGTTTCTTATCTCTTGCAACCTTGGCCATCTCCTCGCGTGTGGCTCTCTTGTTGCCTGAGTATCCGGCGTTAGCAAGTGCTCTACCGATTGCAGATGTTTCAGCGTTCTCTAATGCAGATGTTTTGTTTGCCATACCTTGACCATCAACCTCAAAAGCTAGACCTGTTGCCTTGGGCTTGTCGGTTTCATTGTTTAGGTACACGCTTGCCATAACTACCCAGGTGCTTACCTGTCGGTCTTGTAGCGTTGTCTGGTTCTCGGTGATGATCCTGCCGTCAGGGTTGTCCTTGTAGAAACGCTTGATGCGTTGCTCGACTGTTTCGTAATCATTCAGGTTGAACTGTGCCATTTATTTCCCCTTCTCGTGGTGCAAGTAAGGTGCTCCACCGGCTCTTGATCTAAGACTGAGCAGGTGCTCGCCGTAGATGATGCCTCGCTTCTTACCTTCCATTGCTTTGATAACTCTAGCTTTGAGGTCTGTCATTAGCTTGTTAGCCTTCTCAGCGTCATTGACAGCGTTGAAGTAGTGAACCCCAAGCTCATCCAGGTCAGCCTCGCCATCCTCGATGTTAGGGCTGAGTGCTCGGATAGTTTCAAGTGTTGAGTTAGACCCATCCCAGTCAGGCATCTTTAGATCTAGGCAAGCTTGCCGGAATCTAAGAGCAGCATCCCAAAGTGTGTTTGCCTCAAACTCATCCCACTCAATGTCAAACTCCATGTAGCTAGAGCCAGCTAATGCGACAAGCTTTGCTCGCCTAATTCCAAAGACCTTCATGTACCAAAGCACTTGTGCTCGGTAAGACTGTGGCACTTGTGTCCAGTAGTCACGAGAGAACTTAACCTCAACAATTCCCCACTTGCCATCAGCGTCTTTGTAAAGTCCGTCAAGGTTTGCTCTTGCCCAGTCGTACATCTTGTTTGCCCAGGTGCCTGTTTCGTAGATCTCTAACTCAGGGTGCTCATCTGCAAACAGTTCCAAGATAGGTGCCTCAAGTTTTGTGCCGAGCTTCATGCTCATGTTGGGTTCGACTTCATCAGGAATCTGACCTGTCTTTTTAGCCCATTTAGTTATGGCTGATTCCCAAGTGCTAAGACCGGCGATAGCAGCGATGTCTGAGCCACCGACTGCACCTGGTTCATTGCGTAGTGAGTGCCACTCTGGTGATCCGTTGGCAAAGTCACCTAGCAGGACTGCATCCTGCAACTCGTTTATCTCTGTTGGTAGCTTAGAAACTGGCAAGGTTTCCCTCTCTTTCCTTGTCGGCAAGCCCACGCTAACTCTCTCGGCGTGGGTTTGCAATTTATTGTGTTTTTACTCTAGTGTCGGCCTATGACATTTAGACACCTAGAACGCAAATACATCGAGCTGCAAGAAGCTGTGAGGAATGTGCCTGGTGGCGTTGGCTGTGCCAATGACCCGACTTTATTCTTTCCAGAGGACTTGCTGGGTAGCTACCATGATCGCAAAGATGTAATCACTCAGGCTAAAGCTATTTGTGCCGAGTGTCCGGTCAAGCTAAGGTGCTTTGACTATGCCCTATCAGCAGGGATGGTAGGCATCTGGGGTGGGACTACTGCTGAGGAACGCTCGAAGCTTAGGTCTTAGCTTTTCTTGTCAGTCTTGTCGGCAATCTTGCCAAATGACTTGTTGATCTCATCAGCGTCAATCTGACCATCAGCCAGGTATGAGCGAGATAGCTCCTGAGCTACATCTATGATTCCAGCGAAGGCTGCCATTGCTACTGCCTGAGCTACCTCAAGACCGATAACTGCTCCACCGACAAAGATGCCTGTGACCTTCAAGATGATTACAGCTAGGGTTCTGCGTGCGATGTCTAACCACATAGGTCAGTCCTTTCGTAGGGGGTAAGTTGCTGCCCAGATCGTGATTGTTATGAGAATGGCCCAGCCAGCAAAGTCTTTAGCTGTGCCTTCGAGTACGACCCAAGCGATGCCTAAGCCAAGAATTGTCCATACCTGGTCAAGCTGGTCTTTCAAGAACTTCACTAGGGTTTCCTACCTGCCAAGGCCACCTGTGTCACGATTACCGAGGCAACCACGACCTGTTGGGCCTGTTCTCTAACTTCTGGTGTCATGTCTGACCCGATTGAGCGTAGGTTATCTACCAGTTTACTAACCGCTTCCAACGCTAGCTCGATGCTTATTGTTTCCTCTGGCAAAACAGGCTCAGGTGTAGGCTCGCTCGGAATTGTCGGCTCTGTGGGGCTCGTAGGGGGCTCAGTAGGCTCTGGGGTAGGTGTTATGACCTCTGGGGGCTTTGTCGGCTCTACGGGCTTTACAGGGCTTGTGGGGCTAGGTTCTGGTTCTGGCGTAGGTGTAGGGGTAGGCTCAGGCGTAGGTTCAGCGGTTGGCTCTGGATCTACGGGAGCCACCGGAGCCACTGGCTCAGGCTCTCTGACAACTTCCTCAGTGCGAGCCACATCTTCGGTGCGTTCAACTGTTTCGGTGCGTTCAACTGTTTCGGTTCGTTCAACATCATCTGTCCTTACTGTCGTTTCAGTTTGTAGTACAGCTTCAGGGCTAGGAGTGGGACTGCTAGGCACAGGAGCAATGTAGCCAGGATGGTAAAGCAAAGCAGGATCCAGCACAGTGCCATCAGCAGATACAGCACCAACAAAAGTGGTGAACTGACCAGCATGGCCACCCTCGCAAAAGTGTTGGGCAATATTGCCTTTATCCAAGAAGTAGTTGTTTTCATTGTTCCATCCAACCTGAAATGTTCGTTGAGTGCCAATCGAATCTTGGCAGGTTATTGAAGCCCAAGCTTGTGCAGCGTAGGCAGGGCTAGGTTGCCAGACCATAAAGAATAAAAAAAAGCCCACAAACATAAGTCGTAGGCTTTTCTTTTTAGCTAAGTTATTTAGCACTCTTGGGCTTTACCTCTGGTGGCTTTGGAGCCTTTGGCTTTGGAGCTGGCTCGTGAACTGGTGCAGGTGCAACCTCACCTGTGTCTGGTGTTGCAAGGTTGACCTCAGCGTTTAGTTCCCACTTAGCGATAGTTGCCTTTACAAACTTGAGTGGATCTACAAAGCCCTTGCCGTCAGATGTCCAGCGGTGAACCCGACCCTTGCAGATCTCAAAGTGCAGGTGTCTGCCAGCCGATGCACCGGTGTTGCCCATGATGCCTAGTCGAGTACCGGCCTTGACTTTCTCACCCTTGACAACAGTGAGGGAACCCTCGACCATGTGAGCGTAGCGTGTCACATAAGCCTCACCGTCAATGATGACTCTTAGGTCAACATAGTAGCCAACGCCACCTAGCGAGCCATCTGGGTTCTTTAGCTTTGAGGTGCCAGCAGCAATTACCTTGCCATCGTGCCAGGCTTCGTTGTAAATCTTTGCCTTTGGCCCCCAGAGATCTACACCATTGTGATGTTTCTTATACTTCTCGATTGGGTGAATACGCCAGCCAAAAGGTGAGGTGACTTTCCAGTCTTTACCAAACTTGCCATCTAGGGGCATCTGAGGTTTTGATGTCATTACTTTCCTGTCATGTTGATTACGAGTCCAAGGATGGCAACAACTGAACCGGTCAGACCTGCGTAGGCAATACGCTCGATCCAAGCAAGCCGAGCTAGTGTCAGCTCAACCTCTCTGAGTCGGTCTGGTACTTGATCCAGGTGATTCAGCTTTTCCAAGATTGCAACAAGGGTTTCCCCATGCTCAAGTTGCTTGGCGTAAATTGCTTGCTGGGTAATGCGTACCCCAGTTGTTTCCTCCGCCATTAGTTAGGCTCCGAGAAGTCTGCCAGCTCCCAAGCTAGGTTTGATTCGTTCCAGAAGTAAGTAAAGCCATTAGTTGGGTATGGTGTTGGTGATTCCCATTGACAGGTTTCTTCATTCAGTTGCCAGCTAGGGAATGGCTTAGGCCGAATGAAAGCATCACGCTCAGGGTCATAGCTAAAGCCAACGCCTGCATAATTTTTTCTGATGTTTCCGTTATAGCTTGTCTTGACCCAAGTGCCACCCAAGTTGTCGAGCAACCATTGGTAGCCTTCATCTCCATTAGGGTCATTGTTGTCAGTCACTAGGACTCTAAGGACAATGTTGTTTTCATCTATCTCAGCGAAATGAGCCATTATGCTGCATACCTCACAATAACAATTCCCGAACCGCCCTGACCACCTGAAGTACCGCCACCAGAAGCTCCACCAGAGGCTCCGCCACCGCCACCACCAGTATTTACAGTTCCAGCATTACCTGAAGCGTTACCATTTCCAGCAGCTCCACCACCAGCGACAGCAGTTCCTCCGGTGCCACCGTTAGCACCGCCACCGCCACCACCAGCCCTAGAAATAGAAGTTCCTGTTATAGATGATGCAACTCCAATTCCACCTGCTACTCCATTGGAGTTAAGTGGCGTAGTTGACCCAGCAGCGCCAACTCCTCCTGCTCCACCACCACCTCCAGCAACACAATTTGTACCATCGCCTGTACCAATACCGCCGTTACCGCCAGCAAAACCTTGATTAGTTGTTCCTGCTGCTCCGGTTCGGTTAACGTTATTGTTAAATCCAGAGCCACCACCACCAGAACCACCTGTTAGTGCTGCGCCTCCATTGTAACCTTCAGCTCCACCACCACCGGTTGATGTGATTGTCGAGAAAGTTGAATCAATTCCACGTGCACCTAGTCCATTCGAATAGTTACCTAAACCACCAGCTCCACCGGCACCAACTGTAACTGTTAAACCTACGCCTGATGTAACGTTCAAGGCTGATTCGGCTGATCCACCACCACCAGAAGATTCACCAGTCACAGATGAGCGATAACCACCTGCACCGCCACCTCCACCGCTAGCGTATGTGGAACCACCTCCACCTCCACCACCACCACCGGCGATTACAAGGTATTGAACTCCGGTTATGTTTTGAAGAGGTGTAAAAGTTCCAGAAGCATTAAAGGTGTGAATAATGAATCCATTAGCTTCGGTTATTGTTCCACCAGTAGCTTTTATTCCACCAGCAGCAGCACTAAAAATACCTAACGCTGATTGAGTCATTTAGACCGCCGTTGCGTTACCAATAATGCGGTAAGCGTTAGTTCCTACACAAATTACAGACACAGCGTCATAACGCTGACCAATGCGGTAAGCAGTTCCAGCGGTTCCTCGACCTGCAAGGCTTACGGCTGTGCCATCTCTGGTGATCGTGACAGTTCCGGCACCATCCTGCAAGATGTCAACTCGCTCGCCAGCCTGGAAAGCTGTGGCAGTTCCAATAGTGACTGTGCTGTTAGAGGCAGAGTCAAACTCTAAAATCTTGTAGCGGTCAGAAGTCAGCACTGTGTAAGAGGTAGCGGTAGAGGCTGTTAGTGTCACCTCATTGCTGAGGTATAAGTTTACATCAGCAGCAGCTAGGACTTCACCAGCGGTAAAGGTTTTTCTTGGCATTGGTTTCCTTTTGTTCTCGTTTTAGTTTACTACTCGTAGGCAAGGCGGTCATTGTCCAGCTCGCCGAGGACTGGGTTGTCAAGTATAAAGATGGCAAAGTCAAGGCGTTCTAGGGCAAAGGTGATGTTCTTGCTGGTTGAGGTCCAGTCGTGGCTAATGCCGATGATTCTCACATACTGCTCGATTGCCGGTGGGATATCAGAAGGCTCAAACCTTACGAGCACAATGTCACCGATTTCAAGATCTAGGACTGCATCCTGGTTCGGGGTTGTCAGCGTGTCCATAACTACTGTCAAAGATTCAAAGCGATACTGAGGCTCCTTGAATCTGGCAAGCAAGAAGTCTGCTAAGAACTGCAACTCAGACTGGTCAGCAACCAACAAGTTGCTCTGTGAGTAGCTTCGGGGTCCGTAGATAACTTGAGAATCTGAATCGGCAGCCGAGGCCTCAAGTGCAGGGCTAGAAGCGTTGGTAATAAGGATGCGGTTGTAAAGGTTCTCAGATCCATAAATATTGTTTACGCTGGCAAACTGGATGCCCTGGTAAACACCAGCAACGACCTCATCGGTAAAGACTAGGTTAGGCGTGTTTGGCACAGCGTTTCGCTCGCGGAATACCACCTTGCCATCCTTACCGATAAACAAGTCACCGAACTCTGAGTTGCTTACAAGTTGCAGATACTCAAGCACTGAGGTTCCCTCAGCTACAAGGGCTCCCAGCATTGTTGAGTTGCCGGTGTCAATCTCTCTATCTGCTGCTGGCCAAGCAACCTCGGGTCTGTCAAGCACAGCGTTCACGCGAGCACCTGAGAGCTGGGCAGTAGGGGTAAACTCCTCGAGCCCTGAGTTAGTCAAAGTTGAGAAGGCATCAGATACATCTATGCGAACCTGTGACCGGTTGCTTGGAGCGTAAACAATGTCGAAGTCATCTATCGAGCCAAGGAATACAGGAAAGCCGTTGCAGGTAATTCTTACAGATCGGCGAGGAATGAGCTGACCAAAGTAAGGGCCATCAGGATACAAGGGGTCAAAGTGTCTGTCAGAGTTATCAACTACGATGCTTGAGGTTCCAGCGTCAATACGATCTAGTGCCTGGTTCTTACCGCGAGCTGTGCTTGTCGCAATAAGTCTGTCTGAGATGTCAAAGAATCTGTTTCCACTTAGGGTGTAGCTTGTGTTGTCTAGGACACCGCGAATAGCATCATCGAGCTTGAAGGCTATTGGATCTCTGTTGCCGAGGTTTAGACCTAGTTCAACTTTGACTGCTGGGGCTGGCATTACGCTCCCACAAAGACAGCACCAGAAGTACGCTCGTAGGACTTGATAGCCTCAACGATTGCCCTACCGATAGTCGAGCCAGAGCCAACACCGCCATTGACATTTATGTTGTAAACATTCTGTGGCTTGTTGTTTGTGTATTGGCTCATCTTGTTTAGTGGGATAACAGCTTCTGGTTGTCCTGCTTCTGCAAGGTTGGCAAGCACTCCACCTGGCTTTGGCATAACGATACCGCCCATGGCAAGTCCTGGAATCCTTGCAGGTACCTTTGTTGGTGCCTTTACTGGCACCTTTGGGATAGCAACAGTTGGCACATTTGGGACTTGAATCTTTATTGCCCCACCGGTGACAGATGACACGATTGAGAGGGCAGCATTAGCAAGGCTGATGATGCCGTTTAGCCCACCGATGATTGTGTTGATAAAGTTCTCAAACCTTGTGGCTAGTCCGTTGATAACACCGATGACTAGGTTGCTGATTCCATCAAAGACAGCTCCAAAGAACTTGCCTACCTCAGCCAAGCCCTTCTGGATAGCTTCAAACAACTTGGCCCAGCCACCAGATAAGCCGACCAGGTAGTTGATCAAGACAACAGCACCGGCAGCCAAAGCTGCAACTAAGGTGATGACCTTGACAATCGGGTTGGCATTTAGAGCAAAGTTCACAGCAAGAATGGCAATAGCTAAAGCTCCAAAGATACCTGCAAGCACAGACACTACACCTGAGTTCTTAGCTATAAAGTCAAACAATCCGGTGATAACTGGCACAACCTTTTCTAGGATTGGCAACAAAGCGTTTCCAATAGCTTCCTGCATCTCACCAAAAGCTGCAGCCATCTTTGCTGAGGCAGTTGCAGTAGCAGCAGCAGTGCCACCAACCTGAGTTTCAATCTCTTTTAGGATTAGATCCTGAGCTCCAAGCACATCGGAAGTGCTTTTTAGTTGCATAAACAATTCATGCTGTGCAGGTGTTAGGTTCTCCCTGAAGAACCTGGCAGTTGACTTTGCACCTTCTCCGGCCTTTACCTGAGCCTTTATAAAGTCGTTGTATGATCTTTCATTCTCAAACAGGCCAACAGCTACTGCTGCAGAAGCCTCTCTGGTTTCTACCATGGCCTTGACCATGTTCTTCTGCTCTTGGGTAAGCTGAATACCCATTCTGGTTAGGGCTGTGACACCCTTGATTGGATCATTCAGAGCTTTACCCAAAGCTACTGCGTTTGATTCTGCTGACCCGAATCCTGTTGCTGCCATGTCAATAGCAGCTAGGGTAGCTCGGTCCATTGCCCCACCCATGACATCGGCAGTTTTAGCAAGGTTTCTAAAGGTGAGTAGCTTGGCCTGTGTTGACTTAATTACCTCATCGTCAACTGCAGTCTGCTTCATTGTTGCATCTGCAAAGTCGCGTAGTCGCTTAGTGACTGCATCGGTTTGAGTCCCAAACAGGTTCATTGAGTCAGCAACGCTGGCAAGTCTGCGGTCAGCAACCTGGGCATCCTCGGCTGCTCTAACCGCTGCGGTGCCAAGGGCTGTCAAAGCCACAAGGCCAATCTGTGCAGCAGGGGCTAGAGATCTAGTGACTGCCCCAAGCTTCTCGATAGGAGTGTCTAGTCGCTTTAGTTCCCGCTGTAGCTTTGTGAATCCTTGAGCATTGAAGTTGCTCAGAATGTTTATTTTTATGCCGGCCATTAGCTGTTCCCAATCACTTCAATGTTTCTGTTGAGCTTGTTGGTGTATTGCTCAACACCCTGCAATACATAGCTCTGAATGAATGGAACCGATGCCTCCGCCTCTGGGTAGATGTAGCGTGATGGGGCACCGCCGAGTGCCTTGATCATTGCTTGACCCTGAGTAGTGACAGTGTGCCTACGAGTGCCACCCTTCCAGTCGTAGGTTCTAGTGGTCTGCAAGCGAGTCTTACCGCCACCGCGACCTGCCATGTCAGCGATGCTTACTGCTGTGCCGTTTACAATCACTTGAAGCAGGGGTGTTGCACCATCCATGCCAGCTCTGGCATTACGACCACTTACAACAGTCTTAGTAGAAGCTGGCTTCCAGGCTGTTCGGCCATTGTGCCTAAAGCCGCGAATAGGTGCCATAAGCGGAATGTTGCCCTGAATCCTGCGACCAAGGGTGTCACCGCCACGCTTCATGAAGGCCCGAATCTCAAAGAATAGGTCTTTGTCTACATCGCGGATCTCGGCAAGGGTTTCCCTAATGCCGTAGACCTCGACTGACATACTCTTTATCATTATTGCCTCATCTGTTCTGCTTTGCCCTTTAGATACATCTGCATCGTAAAAAGCATACGCTCGGACTCTTGTAGTAGAGCCGAGGGTGCAATCCCTGTTTCACAGGCTAAGTAAGCGATTAGGTAATGCTGGCTTGTTGCTCCCAGCCCCTTGATCTTTAGACTTTTGGGTCCACATCATCGCCTGAGATGGAATCTAGCGTTTCAACAAAATCCTCAAAAGACTTGTCAGTCCTTTTAGTTCTGCGAAGCGAGTTCCAGACGATGAAACTTAGGTAGGTTAGGCGAGGGTCCGACTGGATAGTCGTGATGGCCAAGTTGTACTTCTCTTCGAAGGCAATAAAGTCTGGGGTGCCAGTGACAACCTTTTCTTTATTACCATCCACAAACTCAACTATGAATGGGATTTGCATGTTCTTAGACTGTTGACCTAGTCAAAGCACCATTGAGAGGCCAAGTGATACTCAGTGTGGCTAGGTCCCCGATTGTGGAATTGAAGGGTGAGTACTGAGTCACAAGGTAAGTACCAGTAAAGGCAGGGTTTGTTGCACTTGTAGCTGTTCCTGCTGGGCGTACTGTCACTGTGGCGTTTGTGCCTAGTAGTGGGTAAAGAACTGTGTCAATGGCTCCTGCTCCAAAGTCCTGGTGGAACTCTAGGGTGATTGAGCCGGTCTGCAATCCTGCGATTGCTGTACGGAATGTTGCACCAAAAGCGGTAGTGTCCTGAGTTTCTACTTCAATCGGCAATTCAACCGATGCAAGTGAGGAACTAAAGTCTGTGCCGTTGATTGTGACATTGTAGTTTGTGGCGATGAACTTTGGCATTGTTTGTTTTTCTCCTAGTCGGCAAACACATCAACAGCGAACTCCGCTGCTAGGTATGTGCCTTCGTTTAGCTGGATGGGGGTGTAGTTTCTCATTTCAGACACTCGGCAATCGTAGGCATTGCCACCAAGTGTCTTATCTGATTCTACTGCGTTCTTGATACTTGATGCCCCTGTGGATGAGCAGTAGTTGTCAAGTGATCGCTGTGCTGTTCTCTCATCGGCTCGGCCAACGATAACAACAACGACAAAGCTGTATTTGGTTAGCCCTTTAGCCATCGCCTGGTTGTATTCGACTGTGACAGGTCTGACAAGGGCGATAGGTGGGTTTGGGTTGTCCGGCATCTCAGGGCTGGTTCTGAGCCCTACGATGGTGCCAAGGTTTGTAGCAATAGCTGTCCTTAGGTCGGTAATGCTTGCCACTATGCAAACCTGATTCTGCGTAGTGGGTCAACAAGCTGGGCAACATCTGGGTCGAGTCTGTTGCTAACTCGCATGATTCCAATGTCCGAGATACCTGCAACCCCCAAAGGTGAGTCGAGTCTTTTGTAGATCCTCGAGGCCTGAATGACTGTTGCCTGGGTGACTGAGATTGGGACTGCTGACCAACCCCAAACTCCTGTGACCTGCACAGTTGCCTCTTGCTCAAACTGGCTAAATAGGTAATCTCCAACAGCTCTAATGCTTGTGAAAGATGAGATTAGTCCATCAGCTCTGCCGTTTAGTGGCTCAAGCTGGTAGTCGCTAGAAGTCCAAGTAGTGTCAAAGGTGCTGTCATCATCGGTCATTGTCTTTAGAGTTGTCAGGCTGATTAGATCGTCAATCTCTGTCACAAAGCTGTCGCTGGGTGTAAAGACTCTAACTGCCGAGCCGGATGAGTAGAAGTTGCGGTTTGCGTAGCCGTCAATGGCCCTAGAGCCTGACTCGATAGCCATCTCCAATAGGGGGTCATCAACACTGTCTGTGATTCTGAGTGCTGCTTTGACCTGAGCTAAGGTGGCGTAGCCGTTAGTAATTGCCATAATTGTCCTAGTCTATCCAATCAAAAGGATACTAATAAGGCTAGTCCCAAGAGTTCTCTCGCCTTATCTTTAGGGACCACTCGCCACCATTTAGGTTGTTTTCAGCTCGTCTTTTCTCGTAAAGTATTCCGTTTGTTGCAAAGGTTTTCCGGTTTTTCTCACTATAACCAGACGCGAGAGTCGAGCTATTATCGTGGTTGATTCTGGCATGAATACGCTTTTTAGGTATCTGATGTGCGTCAATGATTCGTTCGTAGTCATTGTCATCAAAATAAAGTGGGTGAAAGAGCTCACTGAACAAGCCAGCCTTTAGGATCACACCTTCACCAATAGCTACAAAGCACCAGTCTGGATAAGCATCCACAAAGTTCAAGGCCTCGGTATCTACTTCATTGTGTATCTTTTCAAGGCTTCCTGGTGGACACCAAGTATCCTCAGAAGCAAACATCCAATAAGGTGCATGAGGGGTTGACTTGATGACAAAGTTCATCGCTGCTGTTGGGCCAAGGCCGAATGGAACTTGAATGAGCCAAAGGTTCTTTACTATCTCCGGCTTGACTGGCTCAAACTCTCTCTTGCCAGAGTTGTCAACAATGACTAGGTGCTCGACTGGATAGTCAATAGAGTCAATCATCCTTTCAGCAAGATCATGTCTTGCATAAGTTGGGAAGGCTAATACTGGAATCATCTGAGTAGCTTCTTTAGGACCGGCACCCAATGGTTCTCCCAGACTGTCTGAATGTCAAACTGCTGTGCAAAGTCAACAGCGATAGTGGATACACCTCTCTGGGCGTAGTAAGCCTCTTTGAGGGCGTTGACAAGGCTAGGGATGTTAGGTGTCTGCCACCAAGCATCTTGTCCTGCATCCCAAGCTGGCTGTCCATCGGTAAGCCATGAGTCCTCGCTGATTAGATCAGGGGTTGCAGCCCAGTTAGATCCGATGACCCTTGTGCCACAAGCCTGAGCCTCTAATGTCGGGACTCCAAAGCCTTCACCATAGCTAGGGGCAAGTAGAACATCCATTCTGGTGTAGATGGCTGCAAGGTCTTTCTTAGCCATCCCAAAGCGATAGTCCTGTGGGTTAGGCAATAGCACCTTATCTTTTGGAATACCGAGTGACTGAAGAACTTGAATAAGGTTCCAGCCACCTGCCATGCCATAAGCATCAGTGTGGAGATAAAGCAACGCATCTGGTTGCTGTTTAGAGAAGATGCTAAAGGCCATCAGCAATTCGCCAAAAGCTTTCCGGTGAATCAGACCCGAGGCCTTGTTAGCTGCAACAACTCCAATGAGGAATTGGTCAGGCTCAATGCCAAGGTAATCGTTGATTGCGTGGTTGCCGATTGTAAAGGTCGGCTTGTAAACCTTAGTGTCAACAGCGTGAGGCACATACTCACACTCGATTCCCTTAGCCGTCATCTGCCTAACGCCATGAGGTGCCATCGC